TGGTACAGTGTATTCATGTTATGACCGTGTACGATGCAGAAGTAATGAGAAAGTAGAAGGCAATGAGCCTTTGTATGTGGGTATGGACTTTAACGTACGTAAGATGGCAGCATCTATCTATGTTAGAAGGAACAATAAGAAGGACTGGCATTTAGTGGATGAAGTGATAGATGAATACGATACACGTACAATGTCAGAAGCATTAATAGCTAAGTACCCAGATAACCCTATTATTGTTTATCCTGATGCTTCAGGTCAACGAGGTGATACAAGGTCAGGTAAAGGAGCTGCTATTAGTGATATAGCTATCCTACAGGATGAATATAAGTTTAAAGTAAAAGCACGTAAAGCTAACCCTAGAGTGAAAGATAGATACACAGCAGTGAATACAGGGTTTGAGAAGAATAGAGTGTTTGTTAATGACACAACAGCCCCAGAAGCTGCATATTGCTTAGAACAACAAGCGTTTGATAAGAATGGTGTACCAGATAAGGAGAGCGGTAAAGACCATCAGAACGATGCTACAGGCTACCCAATTGTCTATGAGATGCCTGTTAGAAAGCCAATAAGACAAATAAATATTAATTTCGCGAGTTAATAAATATGACGACACAATCAGGAGTAGAAGCCAAGAGCCAAGCATGGCAAGACAACATAGGAAAATGGCAGCTAAATAGATTGTTGGAGAATAGTGATATAACACTATGTAAGAACTGGAAGCAGCATTTGTTCTATCCTGAGAGGTGGAGTGCTGACCCATTAGCCCAACAACGACATCAAGACTTTATCGATGGAGCTGCATTATTTCCGGCCCTAAAGAAAACATTAGATGGTTCATTAGGAGTTGTTTTTAGAAAGCCTACAAAGATAGAGCTTTCAGCTGGATTAGAGTATTTGAATGAGAATACAGACGGAAACAGCAAAGGCCTAGAACAGTTCACACAGGACGTTGTGAGTGAGAACTTGTTACAGGGCTATGGTGGTATTCTTACAGACTTTGCAGCTAGTGACGACGCTCTGTCAAAGGCTGATGACGTATTAATGAATAGGTTTGCTACAATGCATATCTATAATGCTGAGAGCATCATTAATGTGTACACAATAAAGGTGGGCGCTGTAACAGTAGTGCAACAGATAGTGCTAGAAGAAGACTATCAAGACAGAGTAGGTCAGTTTAGCGTAGAGACAAAGAAACAATACAGAGTTCTCTATTTAGATGAGAACGGTCAGTATATACAACAGATATACAGATTAGAAGATGATAATGCAGATATCAACTCAGGTCTATATGAACAATATGAGCCTAGAAATTCTAGAGGGGAAAGGTTAGATTATATTCCATTTGCATTCTTCGGTGCTGAAAGTAATACATGGTATCCCACAGGTTCTCCCTTATATGACCTAGCTAGAATGAATGCTAAGCACTTAGAATACTCAGCAATGAGAAATGAGAGCATAAGGCAGCTTGCTCCTACAATGTTTGCATTCCCCGGTGAGAACTTTGATTATGAAGAGTTTGAGACAAACAACCCTAAAGGGATAACAATGGGTGGTTACAATGCTTATTTGTTAGGTGCTGGAGGAAGTGTTGACTTGTTACAAGCCAGTGCTAATGATGCAGCCGTAGCGGAGATGCAACACGTAGAATCTTTGATGGTACAAGCAGGTGCATTACTCATTACCCCTCAATCAAGCAACGTAAGTACTGAAACAACAATCATACAACGTTCTACAGAAACAAGTGTATTAGGTATGGTAGTTCGTAACTCAGAGGAAGCTATAGAGCTGTCACTGCAATGGGTAGCTGATTACATGGGTGTAACAGGCGAATCCACACTAGACATCAATAGAGAGTTCTTCAGTGTTCCATTATCAGCTCAAGATAGAGCACAGTGGGCACAAGAAGTAATGATGGGTCTTGTTACAGCTGATGAGTTTAGAACAGCATTAGTTAAGTCCGGTAATCTTCCAGATAGTGCATTAGACGAAGAAATATTCTTAGATGCAACACCAGAACAGGACGATGAACCAGAAGATGAAGATTTAGATGGCAACGAATAACGATTTGTTAATAGATGCGAACACAATGCATCAACTTAATGTCATCAAAGTGGGAGAGGCAGCAGCTAGACAATCTCTTCCTGTCCTCAGAGAAGCCCGTGAGTACATTTTAAGGCAACTCAGTAGGGTAGATAGCATAGGCAATAGAAAACAGCTCAGAGAGCTTAATAGACGCATTGAGAAGCGTTTAATACAGATATACACTAAATATCCATCAATATTAGAGAGTGAACAGCGTAGTTTCATAAAAGAAGAATACAACTTCCAAAAGAATACGCTCTCAGAGGCAATACAGAAGGCACAGGCTATATCTGTTCCTCCACAGAAGAAAACAGTTAGTGCAGTGATGAATACTCCCATGAATATAGGTTCTAAGGGAGCAGCGGTAAGCCTACAGTTATTGTTAGATGATTTCCCTAGAGATGAAGCTAAACGAGTGGTAGACAGAATCACATCAGGCTTCTTTAGCGGTGAAACAACACAAGAGATAAGCAGAGCAATAGTTGGCACTAAACGAAACAACTTTAGAGATGGATTAATGAACATAACAAGGGCTAATGCGTTTACAATGGCTAAGACAGGCATTACCCACTTGCAAGAACAAACAAAACAACAAGTATACAAAGATAATAGCGATATTGTGGTGTCATATAGAATTGTAGCTACATTAGATAGCAGAACATCACAGATATGTAGAAGCTTAGACGGTGAAGAGTACCCAATTAAGGGAATGCACCCAAGACCTCCATTTCATTACAATTGTAGGTCAACAACAGCTCCAGTGTTAGCAGACCAGTTTAGGGTTGATACAGGAGCTACAAGGCCTTCAGAGAGTGGTGCAGTAGGAGCTAATACAACATACTATAGTTGGCTAAAGAATCAGCCAGCAGCGTTCCAGGATGAAGCATTGGGACCTACACAAGGTAGAATATTTAGAAATGCTGGATTAAGTCCAGAGGAATTTAAGAAAGCTAGTGTTAATCAATTCAATCAACCACTAGATATTGAAGAGATGGCACAGAAGGATAAAAGAATTGCTGAGTATCTCAGTAAATCCATGCAGTGATGGGGTCACTGCAATCATTAAAGGCAGGGCTAATAATGAGTGAAGAAAACAACAACGAAAACATCCAACAAGAGAACCAAGCACAAGAAGAGATGTTTACCAAAGACCAAGTGCAGAACATGATTGATAATGAAGTGTTTGGACTTAAAAGCAAGGTAAATGAGTTGTTATCTGAGAAGAAAGCTATAGCTGAAAGAGCTAAAGAAGATGAAGTCAGACAACGTGGTGACTTAGAAGAAATAAAGGCTTTCTATGAGCAAAGAGATAAAGATAGGGAAAAAGAACAACAAGAATGGCGACAATCGCTAATAGACGAGAAGAATAACAGTAAGAAGTTAAACATCATTAATGGATTAGTCGGGGACTATGTTGATGGTGAAGCGGCAGCGTTTATGCTTAAGAACATGGTGGAAGTCAAAGAAGGTTCAGAAATCTACAGAGACTTTGCTGGAAATGTTGTAGCAGATAATGCAGCTGATTTTAAGAAGTGGGCTGGTAACAATCCACACATGTCACATTTGTTACGTGGCAATCAAGCAACCGGAGGCGGGGCCAATGGTAATACAAACAAAAGCAGTGGGGCTGCTGGAGTACAAGAAATGACACGAGCAGAGTTTAACCAACTCTCTTTAGACCAACAAAGAGAAGTGGCATTAGATGCTCGTAAAGGTAAATATAAGATAATTTAATAGGAATATAAAATGACAGCAAATACATTAACAGATTTAATCCCAGATTTGTATGCCTCGCTTGATGTCGTATCACGTGAGCTTGTGGGACTTATCCCAGCAGTATCAAGAGATTCTGGTGCAGAAAGAGCAGCAAAAGACCAAGTAGTACGTTCATTCGTAACACCTTCAAACACTACTTCTGATATTGTTCCTGCTCAAGACCCTAGCTTCACAGGCGAGCAAACAATTGGTAACAAACAGATCACTATCTCTAAAGTTAAGAAAGCAGAGATCAAGTGGGAAGGT